GTATATTATATTGAAAATAATAGACTGCATATTATACCTGTTCCAGTAACAGGAAATTCAGTTAAGATTTCGACAGTTATGTACCCGTCAATAAATAAGGAAGATACACTTGTCCCTAGGTTTCCTGATGAATTTGAACATTTAATTATGCTTAGAGCTTGTATTAATGCAAAGCAATATATGATTTCACAAGTAACATTAGAAGAGGATTTAGAGTTAGCTGTTTCTCATACTAATCATATGAGTACATTAAAGCAAGATTATCAAACTTCTATGCAAATATTAATGGCAGGTGCAGCTCAGTCTAGTGCACAGCAAGCAGTATGACAGTAAAAGAGTTAATATCACAAATAGAGCATATATATGGTAGGCAACCACATATGTATATGAAGCGTCTTATTAATGATGCATTACTCGATATGAGTGCTAAAGTTCAACATTACAAGGTAACTGCTATTGAGACATTAAAAACCGATACTAAATGGTATGGTATTAGTGATGTTATGATTGATATTAATAGGGTAGAAGTGTTAAACTCAGATGGAGATTATGAATTAGTTCCAGAACTTTCAAATCCTGATGAACTCAAAATAGGTAATCAAGTATAATGGCTGATAGAAAAGATGTAAATAGTGATTTTGTTTGGTATGTAGATGACGATAGAGTGGCAATATTATATAAAAATGATTCTTCTGGTAAATATGAACCTTGGGATGGTAGCAATGTAGAAGATGGATTAAGGATAAGTTATACATCAAAGTATGATGCAGCTAAGTTTTGGGAAGACAATTTTAAAGATAATTTAAGAGTTGATAGTGGGTTACACGTAGCAATATTAGATTATGTAAAACATAGATTAGAGGAAGATTTAGAAAACTTACAAAAATCAGCATACTTCTTACAGAAGTATAATGTAAAAGTTAGGGGTTATCCTCACAGGAGAAAAGGTGCTAGAGGTATAAAGGTACCATATTTATAAAATAATGGAGAAAATTTAATATGGCATGGGAAACAGAATCAAATAGCAGAATATCGGGAAGGATAGATGCTGATACTTCCGTTGGTGGTGGTTCATCTAGCTATACTGGTGATTCTGAAACATTAAGAATAACTGCTCGCTCAGATGATTGGTATATTGGCGTGCAAAATGAATCATCAGCAGGCGGTAGTGATTTCTTTATAGGCTTAGGCGAAATTGAAGATGGAATATTCCATATACAAAATGATGGTAAGATTGGGATAGGTCATACAGCACCAACTTCAATTTTAGATGTTAATGGAACTATAAAAGCAACATCTATGCAATCTAATGGACAAACTGTAGCTACAATAGCTGATGTTGATACAGTTAATGTATATTGGGCTGAGACTGTTGGTGTATCTCTTGCATATGGTTCAGAGGTTGTAAAAATTACAAATGCTACTGGCTCTACTACTACATCTACTGGATGTTTAGTATTATCTGGGGGGTTAGGTATAACAGAAAAAACTTATATGGGTAATCTTTTAGATGTAAGTGGAACTTTGACTGTTGGAAGTGATGGCACTGGACATCTTGTAACATTTAATACAGATACATCTGGTGCTAGTTATGTTTTTAGTGATGTTGTTGATACTGGACTTACTTTAGGTGCAGATTTAAAAGGTGTAGATTTTAAGGCATTTGGTGTTACTGCTGGTAAATTCTTACAATGGGATAATTCAGAAGATGAGCTTATTATAGGTGGTGGTGCTGATTTAAGATTTGACACAGCTTCTAATATTTTCATTAAAGATAACAGTGCTACATCTTTAAAGATAGCTGGAGGTGGAGATACATATATAACATTTAATACTTCAGATACTACTGAAAAGATTACAGTAGCACAAGATACAGAATTTACTGGAGATGTTACGCTATCAGGTGCTAAGAAATTAGATATAAGTAATGCAGCTGGTTATATAGAGTTAGATAGTACACTTTCCGCTAGTGATAGTGTAGGAACTAGTGGAAGTATAAGAACTTTGGGCGGTGTAAGTATAAAGAAAAATTTATATGTTGGCAATGGTAGTGGTAGTGGTAATTCTTTTTTTAATGTAGGCAGTTTTACACTTAACACTAATGACGGTGGTTTTGATATTAACAATGTAGCTGGCGGCATTTCTCAAGTGAGAAATACAGGTGGTGGTGCCTTAAATATAACTTCTACTGGTCTTACTGCTTTGTCTTGCTCTGGTGGATTTGTTAATGCTGTCTCAATTCTAGCTACAGGTGATAATGGTGGTATAGATATTGGTGCCAATACTGGCGGTATAGCAATAGATACAAGTGGCCCATTTACCTTAACATCCACAGAGGGTGACACCTCTGCTTCTCCATCAGCAAATGATTATACGCTTGGCATTATATCAGATTCTGGTACTAGCACTGAGCGTATTTTAATAGAGTCTAATTCTGGAACTCTTAGAGATTCAATACGCTTATACAGTACTAAAGGTGGTATAAAGATAGAGACTGCTGATGCTGGTAATACCAAATCTGATATTATATTAAATGCAGCATCATCTTTAGAATTTAATGCAGCTAAAGATTCAAAAATAGATACGGGGGCTGGAAAATTAGAAATAGATTCTGACAATGCTGAGGGGATAAAAATAGGGACTAATAGTTCAAAACCTGTAGAGATTGGTGATGGAAGTACAAATTCTAAAATTAAATTTAATTCTCCATTATTTTTACAATCAAGTGGAGAAGTTAGTAGCGGTGCAATCACACTTACAGATAGTGTGACATATTTTGATACTGCTGGGGCTGAAACATCTACACTTGCAGCTGGGACAGATGGACAAGTTAAAATGTTAGCTATGACAACTTATGGTGGTGATATGGTAGTTACGGTTACTGATGCAGCTTGGAATGCGGGGGCTTCTGGCACTTTAACATTTAATGCAATTGGAGATGCTTGTACATTAGTTTATTCAAATGCTAAGTGGAATTTAGTTGGCAATAATGGAGTTGATGCAGCTTAATTAATAAACAAAAAAAGGGAAATAAATGAATAAAGAGCAATTACAAGAAAGACTTGAAAACTTAAAACTACAGCAAAAACAAGCTGAAGTAGGTTGGAGTAAAATCCAAGGTGCTATAGAGTTTTGTGAAAGTTTATTAAAAGAACAGTCAAGTAATAATAATAATGATAATGGTACAGTGAAACATAAAAAGAGAGACAAAGCTGTAGCATAGTTTAATTAACAACCCATTCATGCTCTTGCCAAGAGCTTAAAGGGTACTTTGAAATGTAATAATAAATTATTACGGAAAGGAGAATAAATATGGCAACAAGTTTACATAAATATACAGTAATAGAAGGCCAAAATGCTGCTTTAGGTCAAGCAGGAAGTGCATTTTCTGATACTCAAGATAATTTAACTCCAGTAAGTGGAGTCTTTGTAGCTATAACTGTAATAGAAGATGCAACATTTACTACATTAGTTTCAGCCGATGGTGCAGGAAGTGGCTTTATAGGAACAACAGCTTCTAATGCTGGAACTGGTGATGGAAATGAAGCCATAGATAATGGTAATACATTTTCAGCAGGAACTACTATATTCGGTAGATGGAACTCTATTACACTTGCATCTGGTTCTATAGTAGCTTACATAGGCTAGAATGTTAGGATTAGGTGTAGCTTTAAATAAAGCAGCCACTCAGGTTGCTTCAGGCCTTCGTTATGTAAGAGATAACCTCAAACTATACATGCCTTTCAAAACTTCACATGAAGTCAAGTTCGTTGGTACAGGTAGCACATCATTTGATGGTAATGATTATATATCTGTTGCAGCAATGTCTTTAACAGGAGAATTTACTGTATCATGTTGGATGCAACCAGACAATCTTACTACACGAACTGTTATGGGTGATGATAATATAAGCTGGGTAAGGTTTGAATCCACTACTACATTTAAAGTAAAAACACCATCTGGAGATACAGGAATTTGGACACATGGATTAACATTTGTTCTTGATGAATGGCAGCATTTTATAATAACAAGAGATGTCAATAATATAATGACAATATATCGTAATGGTATTGCAGGTGGAACTACTAAGACACTTGCAGGTACTTTTACTCCCAAGTACATAGGACAGGAAGATAGTTCTGCATATTGGGATGGTAGCATGAAAAATGTAGGTATATGGGAAAGAGCATTATCCCAAACTGAAATACAGAATGTAATGTATAAGACTTATGGTCAACTAGCAGGAACAGAAAAGACATCACTTGTTAATTGGTGGGCATTAGATGCTACTAATTTAGGAACTGAAGTAGTTACAAATGGTACTTTTACTGGTTTAGCAGATGGATATGACCCAACAGGTCTTGATGGTTGGGAACCATATACTGATGCAAATGAAACAAGGACAATATCTAGCGAAAGAATGAAATTGGTTACAACATCAGGTAATGCAGGTATTCAATTACAAAGAAATCTAACATCTGGGGCAACTTATCAGTTTAGTTGTACAGTCGCAGGAGATTTAGGAGCTGCTGGTGTATATAATGGAACATTCGGGAATAAGGATACTTCATCTGGTTCGGTATCTACAACCTTTACTGCAGGTGGTGGTACTACAATTATATATCTTAGGACAAGTTCAAATGCAGCAGGAACAACTTACTATGATGATGTAAGTTTAAGACCAGTAGAGATAGAAGATTTACATGGTTCTAACGATGGTAGTATATATGGTGCTACAATAGATACAGACCTATATGGTGGTGATACTCCCAAGATACCAAGAGCAGTAGATAATGCTCCTACTGCAAGAGCAGATATGATAGGTAATGGTAGTGCAAGTTTTGATACTACAGATGATTATTTAATAATGGGAGATTCAGCAGATTGGGATTTTGGTACTGGTAGTTGGTCTGTTACAGCTTGGGTTAAGATAACAGAAGATATTGACCAGTATTTTATTGGTAGATGGGCTGCTGCTGATAGTCCTGCTTCTGCAAGACATTGGGGAATCTATTTTCATGCATCAACTAATAAATTTGAATATGTTCCAGATAATACTGGGGGTGAATCTGGTGGACAGGTTGCTTCAGGTACAAGTAATTCTGTTACTTTAAATGAATGGGCACATCTTGCTTATACAAGAACAAGTGGTGGAAAGGGAAGAATATATACTGATGGAGTTCTTCAGAGTACAACTGGTTCAAATGATACTCAAAATCATAGCAATACAGACCCACTAATTATTGGAAATGGTCAAGATATATGGGGTGCTTGTAATATGGCACAAATAGGTATATGGTCAGCAGCATTAACCCAAGCACAAATACAAGAAGTAAAAGAGAAATCATTTGCTGAACTTAGTGCAAGTGATAAGACTAACCTTGTATCTTACTGGACATTGGATGAAGTATCTCTTGCACATGGTCGTACACCCACTGAAACAAATGCACGAGATGAAACTGCACCTCAAGCTGGTGCAGGTTCATTAGTTTTAGATGAAGTAAATCCATCAGTTACTTATACAGAAATATTAAGTTCTACTACTTTTACATCTCAGGGTGACTGGGTAGTTACTGGTGGTTTAGGGGGTGGAGCTGGTGACCCTGATTCAACTATGTCTTTTGGAAATACAGAAGTTTATCCTGAAGGAGCATTAAAGATTAAACGAGGATATACTCATCTTGCAACAAATGGTTCTGGATTTAGCACTGCATTAGTTTCAGGTTCTTTATATAAAATAGAATTTGTATGGACTGTAGTTGATACTGCGCATGTCCAAGATTTTTTCTTTGGAATAGATAGTAATTTTGGGTCCTATGGATTATGGAGGAGATATGGATACAATACAGATGACACTCCAGAACCAGAACAGACAGTTACATTTTATCATAGACATGGAGCAGATGGTGATGATGGTAATTATTTCTATTTTAGAGGTGGTTCTGGACTCCAAGAATTTCATATAAAGAGTGTTAGCTGTAAACTTATAACAACTTCTGGCAATATAGGATTACTTCAATAATGGCAACTACAATAGCAACAGGATATGACAATGCACCTAAGAAACTAGGTGAACCACCAGACCATGGATTTCTGTATACTGGTAAAGGATTAGAGTTTGATGGGGTTAGTGATTATATTACAGTTCCACATACCCAAGACCATAACCCAGAAGATGAAAGTTTCACTGTTGCATTTTGGTATAATACAACACTTACAAATAGTATAGGTGGTGCTGGCAATAATTATATTATAGAAAAGTATTATAGTGGGCAGAGGTGGTATATAAATCATCATTCTGGAAACAAATTAAATGTAAGGTTTACAAGTGATACATTTGATGAGACGTTTCGTTCATCACAAGCATATAATGATGGAGAATGGCATAGAGTCGTAGCGGTTGTAGAGCAAGGTGTAAAAATAAAATTATATATAGATGGAAGCCTTGATGCTTCCAGTTCATCTACTTGGAGTGGAAACCTTGATAGTAATCAAAGAGATTTAGGTATCGGGGCAAGGGCATCTTCTATAGGTGTTGCTCCCTTTGAAGGAAAATTATCTGATATGCAAATATGGAAGGGTGTTGCTTGGTCTGAATCAGATGTTCAGTATGATTACACACATCCAGAGAAATTAGCAAGTAACAATTCAGGAACATCACTAACAGAATCTAATCTTAAACTGTGGCTACCTATGAATGAAGGTAATCCAAGAAGTCCACAGACTACTGTATATGATGCAGTAATGCCTGCTACTGGTATAAAAGATAAAAACCATGGTACTACTGTTTTCTATGGGGATATGAGTGATTTGCTTACAGCTGACCAAAAAACAGCTATGGATGCCATTCTTGAGTCTGATGATAATAACTTTGATTTTACAGATACAGATGATAATGCTGTAACTGGCACAAATAAATTTCAAGTAGTAGCTGGAACTGCTACTTGTTCAGGTAATACTTGTAAGATGCTTAATGATGGAACAACAGTTGCTCATATTTATCTTCCTTTTACAACAGTAGTGGGTAGAACCTATAATTCTGATGTAAAGCTAACGACAGCTAATGAAGCTGCTGCTATACATATTAGTAGAGATACAACTTATAATAGTACTGGTTCTGTAACTGATGCTGGAACATCAAGTGGTGAAATTATGTCTGTATCAACATTTCTTGCTAATGGTACAACATCATATCTTCATATTAGAAATACTGGTGGTGGTAATAATCAATATAATTTGATTGATAATGTCAAAATAAGAGAAGTAGGCGTAGCACAGGGTTGGACAGAAGCAGACCAACAGTTAGATATACCACAGACTGCACTTATGGGTGGTTCAAGGAAGATGCTTTTTGATGGGGTAGATGATTATGTTTCATTTTCTACACAAACATTTACAGGTCAATTTACTGTTGCTTTTTGGATTAATGGTGATTTAGCAACTAATTATACAAATATTGTTTCAAATGATAGTGGAACAAATAATGTCAGGGTTTGGTCAACACCTGATGGTATTATTAGGATGAAAATTGACAATGCAAATTCAGCAACTATTACAGGTATTTCTGATGATACTTGGACACATTGTGTTTTTACAAGAGATGGAGATGACCTTGTTATAGGGTATAAAGATGGTGCTCAGGTAGGGGCAACTACTACAACATCAGGAGATTATGTTATAACAAGGATTGGTCATAGTTCAAGTTCTTTTCCAGGCTATATTGATGAAGTGTCTATATTTACTACAGCCCTTACCCTTGCAGAAGTACAAGAGATGTTTAATGATGGAATACCACTTGATGCTACTGCACATACACAGGCATCTAATTTAACAGGTTATTGGAGAAATAATAAATTAACTACAGCAGGAACTTGGGAAGATTTATCTACTAATAGCAATCATGGCACAGTAACAGGTGGTACTGCTGATGACCCTATAGATTATGTATTCTTCCAATCAGGATTACAATCTGGTAGAGATAGTCAGGGAATGTTTGAAACACATCCACAAGTAGGTGGTGGAGTATTGTCATTTGATGGAGTTGGTGACTATATTGATTTAGGCAGAACTCTGACTTATGCTAATGATTTTTCATTAGAATGGTGGCAGAAATATCCTGGTGGTAATTGGCTTCCTATATGTGGGATTGATTCGACTGATAGTGTGCAATGGAAGGATGCTAATACAATACTTGTAAGGATTGACGATGATCCTGGTGACGAAATTACTGTTCCATCTTCAGCTGGTGAATGGCATCATTTTGTATTAGTAAGGAGTTCAGATGTTTTAAATATTTACAGAGATGGTGTTGATGTAGAAGACCCTAAAACTGCAGCAGGAAATTTTGAGGTAAGATATATTGGAAGTGATTATCTGGCTGGATTTTTTGATGGTGAACTAGATGGAGTTAGAATATATGATAAAGCATTAACACCAGAAGAAGTAACAAAGAATCACAATGGAAGTAAAGGAAGACACAAAAATTAGGAGATTATATGGCACATTATGAAATGTATATATGCTTGAAGAAAGCAACTTATGAAAGTCAAATACCAACAGTCTTGCAATCTAAACTAGGTTGGAATAACTACACATACAATGATGATGGTAGTATAGACACAACAACTGCATATAGACCTACTTGGAAGGAATCTGCATTTAAAGGGAAGTTAGGAGCACCTAGAGTATCTCATAATGGAGCATATATCATCGTTAAAGGAGAGTTCTCAATGAAAGAGGGTGAACTATCGGCTGTGGCAGCTTTAGGAGCTTCTATGGACTATCCGAACAATTCAGTACTAACTAAGTCAGAAGCACAGAAGTTAGTTGGAGAGAGTCACTTTACAAATGAGTAAGCTAACTAAAAACTTTAATGATAATGAGTTTTATTGCCCTTGTTGTAATAAGCATGAAATGAATGAAGAATTTATAAAGAAACTACAAGATATAAGAACTTCTTGTAGGTTTGGTTTTAAAGTTAATTCAGGATGGAGATGTGATGAATATAATACTAAAATATCCAAAAAGTCAATGGGAGACCACACCAAAGGTCTCGCAGTTGACATTCACGCAACCGACAGGTACAAGCGTGCCACACTTTTACAGTACGCTATCAATAGTGGATACTTCAAAGACATCGCTATTAGTAAAACCTTCATACATCTTGGAAAAGGAATAAGCAAACAAGGATTAGGTGTTTATGGGTAGAATTACTAATAAAGAATTATCAGAAGAATTGTGCTATATAAAAGGTAAATTAGATGCTGATGAAAGGTTTACTAAAGAGCATAGAGCATGGGAGGTTAGAGAGCTTCAGAAGATAGAGAAGCACTTAGTAATTCAGAACGGGAGAATAAGGAGTAATGAGAAATCTGTAAGCTGGCTAAAGGGGATAGCTGGTGTATTTACAGTAGCGGTAAGTTGGATATTTAAAAAAGTATTCTTTTAAAAAGAAAAAAGGAGGCATAATATGTCTAAGTTAGTAAAAAAAGTAGTAGTAACTCCAGATAAGCATTTCCCATCACATGACATTCCTGCAATTAATTGTCTTTTAAAGTGCATTAAAATAATTAAACCAGATACATATATAGACTTAGGTGATGTTGGCGAATGGGAAGGTGTTAGTCATTGGCAATGGAGAAAGAAGAAGAGGCCACCACTTGAGTATCAGTTACCCTTTGTAGATGAAGATGTAGTACACGTTAACGCAGGTCTTGATATGATTGATGAAGCTTTAGATAAGGTTAATTGCAAAGATAAATACTTTATTGAGGGTAATCACGATGACTGGATGAATAGATTTGTTGAAGAAAATCCATACTTAAAGCAATACTTATTTAAAGATGCAGTGAGGTTAAAAGAACGAGGATATAAGTATTATAAGATGGGTAAGTATTTAAAGATGGGGAAACTTCACTTTTATCACGGACACCACTTTGCAGGTATTTCACATACAAGAAATCATTTGTTGAGATTAGGTGCTAATATTATGTATGGACATCATCACGACTTACAACAAACATCAGTTACACATATAGATGGAGTTAAGTCAGCTTGGAGTATAGGATGCTTAAAGGATATGAGTGAAGATGAGAATCTTTGGCTTGGTGGTAGAAGACATAACTGGAGTCATGCATTTGCTATTGTAGATTTCTTTGAAAAGGGTTACTTTACGGTGCACGTTATGCAAATAATTGATGGTAGAACTTGTCTTTATGGAAAGGTAATAGATGGGAATTGATGTAAATAAGTTATTGGTTTGGGGAAATGAAAAAAAAGGAAAGCAAGTTAAATAAGGTTATAAGAGTATGCAACAAATTTTCAGCAGGAACTGGAATGAGTTTAGATAAATTAATAGTAGCAGTATTGATGGCAATAATGAGTATGATATTTGCTTCATACGCAAGTAGAGAGTGGATAGTATTTTATATTATTATGTTTACTACTATTATAATTTATAGAGTTTTTATTAAAGATGAGTAATGTTTTGGCAGGAGTTAATTCTAACTGTAGCATTTACTGTAATTATGAATGCTGTGATAGAATACTTAGAGACTATGCCTCGGTATAGTTGCCCTGTATATTGTGAGGTGAATCATGAACACTATAAAGAAGTGGATGAAGAGTTTAAATATATTGAAACGTATCAAATATTTAGAGATGATAGCACATCCACCTATAGATTGGTTCAAGAACATAAAAGAGTTGGACAAGAGAGTAAAGATTTTAGAGAACAAAAAGGAGAATAATAAATGATAGAATTTCTAGTAGCAAAGTTAGGAAGTCAAGCTGCAGCATATGCGAGTGCAGGCGTTGCAGGTGTAGTTGTGGCATGGGTACTTAAGAAAGTGCCAAACGATGCTTTAAAGGCTAAATTTGGAGCTTTTATGTATGGTGCAGGTGTTGCTTGCACACTAGGTCTTGGAAAATGGAAATGGACTAAGGGTATCTGGAATAAAGTTATAGAGCCTTGGGTTATAGATGCTATTGACAATGTAGTAGTTACAGGCGTATCTAAGTTTGTTGATGGTTTAAGAAGCGATAATGCCTAAAGAAGTCCATGAAATAAAAGTATTTACTTCTGGCACTATTACAAGTGTAGATGACAGAGATTTACCACCTGATGCTGCTTCTTATAGTTTAAATATAGAACCAATAGCAGAGGATGGTAAGCTTCGTGGCATACCTACAGATAAAACTATTATTGAATATCAAGAGTATTCTGATGATTCAGGTACTGTTATTGTAAACTATCCTATAAATCCTGATGGATTAAATGTTAATAATAGGGCTAATGCTTCTTCTATGGCTATACTTAACAATGAAGGTGTTAAAGATTTATTATATTTTGATTCTACACTTGGTAAGTTTGTTTTACATAATGACTTATATGGTGATATTGATGAAGATGAAATAACGGGTGAGGTATCTGGTAGGAAGTTACTTTCTAATTCACAATCCATAGAAGTTAATGCTCACCGTGCCTATATTGGTATGGGGCAAAATGAAATACCTCAATGGGCTGGTTATATAAAGCATAAAAATATGTTAAGTAACGTTGATGAGGGTCAATTTTGGAGTGGCGATGCTGTATTAAAACAGTTTGGAGAAGGTTATGGTGCTTATCAGATAGATAAATGGTGCTTTGCATATGATGGGTCTAGCACTATTACGCCAACAGTTGCTACTGATGGTTTTCATACTACTTTTATGTATGGAATACAGCAAGGCAGTAAATATATTTATAGAATGAAATTAGATGGTACAGAGATTGCTTCATCTACAGATGATTACACAGATATTGCTTCTGTTGGTGCAAATATTCAAAGGTCTAAAATTGTTACAGATGGTGGCGAACCTATTGATAGCACGTTTGATACTATATCAACTTGTAGGAGTCATTCTGGGTGTGTTTGGGTAGGCTCAAGTGAAAATGGGTTAATATACAAGATTAACGTAGCTGATGCTGAATTTGAGACAGTTGATGATAACGACAATACTATTTATTCTAATCTGTTTAATTCAGATACAACAGGTGGTGGTGGCTTTGTTAATGACACTGATTTTCTTTTTGAAAAGCATGTTCACGTAGTAGCAACAATAGATACGGCTATTAACAATCAAACTCCTGTAGCTGAAGGTGCTATGTTGGGTGACATAGTAGAGAGTGGCACAATAGATGAACAATGGAATTTATGGATTTTATATTACAAACCTGCTGGTGCTGGGTTTGGCCCTGGTGATGGTTTTTTATATCAATCTCCTATATGGAAAAAGAATAGTGATGATGATGATAATGTGTGGACTCAGACTGACGCTGATAACGGCTCTGTGTATAGTCACGATGTAAATAAACCTATGTTTGGTGCTAATACTTATGTATTTGAAGATAAGAGTCCTACTATAGGAGTTTGCAGTACAGTTACGCATGGTGGAACAACTTATTATAATAGAAAATATATGTCTATTAGTGGCGCAGAAGGCCCGAACCTTGGGTATAATAGAAAGGGATATGATAAGGTTAAGATACACACACCTTCTGTGACGGGAACTTTTGATGCTGATGCATGGTCAAATAATACGTATATTCATATAGGGCGTAATATAGGATTTCTAACTTCAAAAAATACGCCAGTAAGGGTTATGAGGTATGGTCTTATTGATGTTAACAATACAAGAACCTCACAGTCAGTGCACGGTATGGTTGGCATTGTAGCAGGGTCTAGTAGTGATTTTGTTACTGTTGGTGGTCGAAGGAGAGCTAAAAGGTCTGGGGTTTATGATAAGACGTGGACTCATGCATCTTTAGCTGCAAGTAAAAATATGAATGTATTTCTTTTTATTGTTACAAAAGACTCGACTGGGCCTGAGCAATATTTTGATGGTGCACGGTATGTTGAAAATACGGATTTAAATTCTGTAGAAACGCTTAAATATGGTAAAAAATGGATAAGACGATTACGTTATATGGATGAAGTTGATTTTGATGATATAGTAAGTGTTACATATGACCCATTTACACAAGTTTATAACGACAACGACAGTAAAATGATTTTCTTTTCAACTAAATATGAAGATGAATCGAATAATGATAATAGAACAAAGATATATGCAGAAAGGCTCGATACAGAAACATCTTCTAGTGACCTTGATAAGGCTATAGAATTAACAGCTGAGTTAGTAGAAACTACAGATGGATTAGGTGAAGATGCACAAGATTTACCATTAGGTAGTGCTTCTATGTTAAGTGCATATAAAAATACTAGTGGTTTGCATGATGATTATAACGACCATAAAATATGGGTATCATCAAAAACAACATCTTCTAATATAGGATTTCTTAATGGCTATACAATGACAGATGGTTCTTCTACACTTTGGGAAACTGATACTGGAGATGATACTGGGACTGGTGGTGTTACTAATGATAATTTCTTTCAATTTTCAGATTTACCATCACTTATATCATTTGAAGGTATAAATTCTAATGGAAGTAGTACTGTTACCCCAGAAGGTCATTTTGTCAATGGAAGTAAGTATAAGTATAAAGTAGCATTTGAGTATGATAATTTACAAGTTGGGCCACTTAGTAATAATACTTGGGTTTGGGAATCTGATGCTGGTACGTATCCTCCATCTGTAGATGATAAAAATAAGAGACATAAAGCTGTTAAAATAAACTTACGTGTTAATTCAATGCCTCCTCGTGTTACTAGAATGTATCTTTATAGAAAAGACCCCTTTGATGAGAACGAACCAGAAGCAGGGTCTTATGCAAATGTATTTCCATTTGGTATTAATGTTAGCACTGGATGGAAGTATGATGAGGATTCAGGAACGTATTCAAAGAAGTTTTTTGATAAAGGAGATGTAGGTAAATCTTTTGAGTCTATGAGTCTTTTCCCTGAAGTAATGAAAAGATTACAACCTAACTATGAATTATCAGCAAGAATGAATGATTATTTATTTATAGCTAAATGCAGTATTCCAAATGAGACAGATGATTATAGTCAATATATAATAAGGTCTATATCTCAAAGTAATTGGAATGCATTTAATTGGGTAGATAATTTTATGTTATTGCCTTCAATTCCGACAGCTATAGAGTCATACAATGGCAGATTATTTGCATTTGATGAAAATAATACTTACATAATTAATGCTTCTGGTGCTGTAATGGAAATGCAAGATAAATTAGAGGGGATAGGTTGCTTAAGTCAAGATTCAGTAGCTTCAACAGAATATGGTTTGTTTATAGCAGATGATTCTAATATATATCAATATGATGGTAATAATACAGTCCCAATAGGGAATGCTATATTAGAAGCTACGGGTGAGGGGTTTGAATATTCTTGGATAAATAGAAATAAATCTGTGCATCCTAAATTAGCATTTGATGGTAGGCGTGGGTGTTTACTTGTATCGTTTAATTCTTCTAATGATAAACCTTCTGTATGGGCATATAATGTAGTAAGGAAGCGTTGGGATTTATGGGAATATGTTGGTAATAGTGAAGGGATTATACCGCTAACATCTTATAATTTTAAATATGGTGAAAATAATATAGAAATTACATCAGCACCTCAAGTTGATGGAGCTTATTTAAACCATAACACAACTCCAATATTTGAACTTACAAATCCTACAAATGGTATTATAACGTCAGTAAGTAAAGATGGTAATACTCAGTCAAGAAATACTAGTAATTGGAATGCTTCAAATATAAATAGTTTTATTATTGATAAGCTTAATACTGCATTTCTACCAAGTATTATCCATGACCCTCATCCATATTATAATCAAGATTTGGACCATGTTTATGGAGAACCATTCGATTTTATATATATAGATGCTCTAACAACTGCTCATATGTTAAACCCTGTAGCCGATATGTTGATTGGTCATTTTTTGGGTAATTATATTTGCAATTATAATAATGAAATAAATATTGAATTTAATAATGGTGAAACTGATACAATTATAATAG